CATCCACCAACGCATCACGTACCCAGCCCATGAGGGCGGTGCGGTTCTCTTTGCGACGTTCCAAGCCCGCCCGAAATTGTGCGGGGTCTACATCGAAAGGGGAGGCGTCAGAAATGGCGACAGCTTGTGTGTTGTTTGCGCGTTGTGGCAATTGCTGGGCGATTGCTGCCCCCGCGTGTTGTATGGCCTTAGATTCATTTTGCATGGGTAAGTACCTCTCTCGTTTGGGTATTTACTTCTAATGGTTGTCGTAATGCCGATACACGCAAATATGTTGACACGGGCATGCCAATTGCGCGGGCATTCGATTCGATTAATTCGTGTTGCGCGTCCGTCATACGAACGGCCACCAGTTTGCTCATACTGCGGTTAATCTGTTGCATTGAGTTTTTCCTCCATTTGCCGAGGGGGTGACTAACCCCCTCGGCGTGATAAGATGCGCGGCCATGGGATGGCGTTTTATGCGTGGTGCATTGTTTCCAATGATTGTATGGAATCCAACCACTTATTGACTAACGTGTAATTGCCCCGCTTGGCATCGCGCTTGACCAATCGTTGCAACCGAGCAATGGCCTTTGTGCGTCCATTGGCGGCGGCTGGTGACAGGTCAAAAACTGATGACTTGACGGGTTCGGGGTTTGGGGTTACATTCTGCATGTCTAAAACCTCTCTCTCTCGTTTGGTTTGGACGTTTGCCCCGTTGGGTGCTCGTTACACCCTCGGGGTTTTTTGTGTCTTGTAATAAGAATGTAATACAATTATATATGAATGTCAAACGAAAAAATGCAAATATAATTGTATTTTTTTTATATTCTTTTACCTGGACTAAATTTGGCGTGTTGGCTCTGGCGTTCGCCTGGGGCCAGTTGTCCATATCTGCGGGTCATGTCCAATGTGGTATGTCCCATGAGCTGACTGAGTGTGATTTGATCCATACCATTTAATAGTGCATTGACGGCAAATGAGTGGCGCATAACGTGTGGTGTAAGTTTTACCCCCTCAAATTGTGGCAAGCGCTTAAAAACCATGCGTAGACCGTTCGTTGTCAACCGTTTTCCAAGTTTAGATATAAAAAACGCGGATCCATTGCGCCGAGGCCGCGCTTGTTTCTCATAGTTCCACAGATGTCGTTTGGTATTGACACACATGTGTGCAAAACCATCTTTGCCACCTTTGCGCGTTATTTTGATCATATTGTTGCCCCACAATATGTCATCCTCATCAATGCCGAGCAATTCACCACGACGTATGCCAGAATCAAACAACAGACGTACAATGGCATTATTGCGTAATCCTGTGAATTTCTCCAAATCGAATGATGACAATATTGTTTGTACTTGCGGTATGGTAAGATGAACGACAGCCGGGGCAGGCTCGGGTAGTGCTGGAATGTTTAACGGTTCAATATATCCCTCACCCGCACAAAACTTGGCGAATTTTGCTAACGTCCTATAATAGAAAGAAAGCGTGGAGGGTTTGACGCCTCGATGCCGAAACTCCATCAAGGCCGCTTTAAACGGTTCATGTGAAATGTTATGGTCACCATGGTGATCCAGTAACCATTTACAACATATTAAAGCGTTTTGGATTGTGCCGGGGCTTAGATCGTGCAATTGTTTGTCTTGGATAAACAGATCAAACGCGGCATTAAATGTGATTTGCATTTGCATGGTTTCCTTTCGTTTAGTATATTGAATCCCATCAACGGGAAAAACGGAATAAATACCGTCGATAGTACACATAAACGAACAACCAGAAACACGCAAAAGCCCCGTAACATACTGCTAAATTGGAACATAGGTCGGAGCGTAGCGCAGCTCGGTAGCGCACTATCTTGGGGTGATGCAAGAATCAAAACCCGTGTTCTACAAGCCTTTTGTCATATTTAGACCCCTTTCATAGACCGCCGATGGTGGTCTTTTTTTGTACGTTAAATTTTAACAAACACAATTTCTGTTGGCACATATTGCGTTTGTGTGGATAATGTGTTTGACGGCCTTTCTCTCTCCGTCCACTCGTTTGGGGGCAACGCTCAGGTTTAATAACCTGGGCGTTTTTTTTATCCATATTTTTGCATAAATTTATCTTGCGACATTGCAAGATAAATACAACCCTCAATAAACCCGATTATTGCAGGAATGAACGTCCAACAAAAAATGAGATAAGCTATACCCCATATTGGTTTACCCAAATAAAACTTGTGAACACCAAGCCCGCCCAATAGAATTGCCAACAATCCGGCAGCCAATTTTGTGCGCCCAGATCCCATTTACTCACCCTCGTTTTCGGTTTTCGATCTATTTGATATAAATGATGCCTGGGCGATCCTTGCCAATATTGCCAAATAACATGCAAACGCGATAAGGCCCACACCAAGCGTGGCCTCAGTTAAACGTGTGAGACCCGTCAATGCAAAGAAACCCGCCAGAACCCAAAACAAAACACCGAACATGCCAATTTGAGCATTTTTTGATGCCACCTATCCCCCTTTAAGTTTTTTCACCTGTAAGTGTTTTTTTTTTTTTGACTTACACACAATGTAGGTACAACTACCTACAATACTGCACAAAGTACCTACATGCACAACGATTTTTTTTTTTATATATTAAGAATTCAAACCTTGACATGGTGAACATTTGTTTAGTATAACAAAAAAGCCCGGCCAATGTTTAAGCATTGACCGGGCCACAACACACAACCCCGACTTGAGAAAGGATCGTGCTAAATGAGTATATTAAATAATTGTGACATGACAATGACGTTTCGAAAAATTGACCCATTGGTGTGGTCTAAGTATTTGGATCTGTTAAAAACTGGAGTAAGGCCCGCCGACGCGCTGGTGATAATTCAGCAATCGCTTGAACAAGCCCGGCAAAATCGGCTCGGGCGTCTGGATCTTCCAAGACATCGGAATAAGCCAACGTCAACGATTCCAATTGGCTGAGTATCTCAGGGGAGGTATGGCCATCATTGCCCACGTAACCCGCCAAGCGTTCACCAGAGTGCAACAGGGCGGCTGCTTCGGGCAAAGGCAATACGGAGTCAATTCGCCGCATTGATTCAAGCGTCGGATTGTTAAACATCGCCTGTAAACCAGATGGAGATATACCCATTTGTTTTGCAAGCCAACGCTGGGTTTGCCCGTGTATGTCTAAATTTTTTTTAACTATTTCTCGGAAATTCATATTGACTAAATTCAAATAAAGCTGTATAATGTGATTGGTGGTTACAATAAAACTGTATTTGGGGGTATTTATGAAGCGTTTACGTTATGAAGATGCGGCCAAACATCTTGGCATTTCTGTTCCGACCTTAAAATTATGGGTTCGTGACCAAAAAATTCCTTACTACAAAATTGGGTTGATCGTTCAATTTGACATTGATGATCTTGATAAATTTATTGAATCGGCGCGTGTCGAGGCTGCATAATGTTCGGCCTGGGGCTCTTGTTTGGCGACAGACCCCAGACCGAACCCAAGAATACGGGGATATATAGACCCGTATGACAAAAATAATACAAAAAAGGGTATAAATCAACATGGAACGTGGTTTTGTAAAACAATGGCGCAAAGAAATGGAATCCGAAATATGGGAAATGCCCCCATTATATTTCAAAGTCTGGCGTTACCTGTTGATGACCGCAGATTATAAAACTGGTGTATGGAAAGGAACATACAACAGCATCGCAAACGGTGTGCGTTGGACGGAAAATCATAAAGAAATTACACCATCAAAATCACAAATCAGAGAAATAATTACCTTTTTGAACCGCCTCACAGCTACCTCACAGACTGCCTCACACCTGCGACTGACATTAACTATTGTAAATTGGGGTACTTACCAATCAACAAATACCCAACCGCCTCACACCCAAGAGGACAACCGCCTCACACCTGCCTCACACCCCTCTAATTATATAGAACGCGCGCAAAAGAAGTTAAGAAGTAAAGAAGTACCAGAAAAAACCAGTACAACCAACCCCATAGCAGATCCCTGTACAGAAGGCCATTCCAAACCCGACGTTGCAGAGGGGGGCGGTTTTGTTCGATTTCCTCAAACCCAAAACCAAACCCCTCAAACAACACCCCAACCAGACCCACAACACGCAATGCCCGTACCGGATCACACACCCGCCCAAATATCTGCCGAGACATACGAAACCGTTGCCGCCATATCTGGACGCATCGGCACAACAGGCATACCGCAAACCAAATACCTGCGACAATTAAACGCCCTCGTTGATGAGATCGGCCCCAGCCGGGCGGTTCAGGTTGTGGATGAATCCATTGACGACATCCACGGGGCCAACAACGCATGGGCCTATATCGTGGCCATCATCAAAAACAACAAAACACCTAAACCCAAAGCCAACAAATGTGCCGAGTGTGGCACTAAGGGCATATTCAACAAAACCAATCTGCGAAATTATAAAACCTCGGCATCTTGTGCGCCCAGGTGGGTGGGTGTGCCACATTACGAATGCCCAAAATGTAAACATCGAGAAGCGAAGGGGGAAACGCCTATTGTGAACACATCGCCAGATCATGCACACCACGAACAAATCAAGCGGGCAGTTTTTGCCTAATCGCCCAAACGCATACTCTCCCCAAAAAAACGAGAGGCACAGACCAATGAGAGGTGACCCGATGGCATTAACGCAGTTAAATTTTCGATTACCAGCCTGGCAAAAGCGCAAGATTGCGCAATTTGCCGAGGATGACAACAAAACCTTGGAGGGTTTTTTACAAGATTGTGTGAATAACATTTTAGATGCCCGCATTGACGAGTTAGAAAACGAGGCGCGTATCATTTCCGATTTTGCAAAACATTCCCGCACCCAAGCCAAATATAGGGGGCTTCACAACGGGGGAAAAGAATAGATGAAAAATCTTACGTCTATACTCCAACGCATGCACCCCTTGTCAAAACGCTTTAAGGGTGCAAATCTATCGGGCCACAATTTATCGGGCTGGGTATTTGTCGGCGCAGACATGCGAGGGGCCAACCTGAGTGGGGCATTTGGACACAATGTTGACCTCCGATGCGCGAACCTTGCAGGGGCCAACCTCAATGACGCCAATACAGCACAATGGGACTGCACCGGAGCCAATATGTCCAACGCATCATTGGACAACGCAGAAATGCGGGCAATCGTTCATGGTGTCAATTTTTCGGGTGCATCCATGCGAGGTGTCAAATGGCATCGAGGGGGTAACGCAGCCGCCCGAGGGGTGATATTGCCCGAAACGGTGGACTTTGCAACGTGGACGGGTGGAAAAGACTTCCACGCTGCCGTGGCCAAGATAATCGAGCAGAACACAGAGACGCCCGGTGCACTTCGGGCATGTGATTACATTTTGGGCCAATCACAACGCTTTTTTTATTCGCCAAACTTTCCGTGTTGGGTGGGATTTGTCTCCATGTGTCATGCTGAGTTAGATGGCGAATCCATCAACCAAATACACGCCGCGTTTGAAAAATTCCCCAATATGCGCTTGATGTCGATGTGGAATTGGGCAGAGCGCGAAATTGCAAAAGGGAGCAATTGATATGGCCGAGTTTTTACAATCGCCAGCGTTTTGGATTTGTCTTTTGTTTTCGTTGACCGATTCCATACGCGACAAAATGAACTTTGCCGCCAATAAATGGCCAAACTCGGGTTTTCGTATCATGCGCCGAGGGTGGCGATTGCGCCGGGTATACACAAAGGGTGGCAATGCAGAGTTGGAAATAAACGGGTGGGGGTTGGTTGTGACAGTTGATTTTTGGCACATCAACAAATGGCTGCAAATATACACGGCGGGAGCGTTTCTATTGTGGCACGTTCCCACATTGGGAGGCAAGGCCATTGCCGTCGCGTTAGCATTGGGAGCGTGGCGAGTAATCCCCAAACCCCAACATTGGAATTAAACACCAAACCAAACGAGAGAGAAAGGAAGGGCAGAAAAATTGTACAACATACACACATGGAAACCCGGCCATCAATATTCACAGATAGTCAAGCGTGGCATCAAATCAGAAACAGAGGCCGAACGCTTGGGCCATGAGTTTGCCAACAAGGGCATATATAAGCGCGTTGAGATCAGGCAGAAAGACAGCAATTTTTTTATACAGGCATGGACTGGTTGTCTTTCGATAAGTGATCAATGCATTTTGATTTAGCACCCGTTAATAATGGCACAGACAACCACAATTAACCAGAAGGGTGCACACATTGTGTGGGTTTCAACAGAAAGGAATTGCTTCCCATTGCCCACACAATGAAAAATATTTTGGCGGCGGGGAGTGATGGCCATTGGGACTAACACAAGGCGGCCATCATTCGGGCAAAACTTGGGGGAGACTTGCCACCCGCCACCAATAAACCAACCAAACGAGGTGATAATGTCAAAAACACTTGATGCATATAACAACGACATGGCCAGATATGGCAGAATCACACCCGAAGAAGAAAAGACCGCAGATGTTGAAACATTGGTAACTGCGAATTTACGATTGGTACGCAAAATTGCGGTAGGATACGAGGGGCGTGGTGTCGGTGTCGAGGAATTAATATCTGCGGGCAATTTTGGCCTTTTACGGGCCGCCCAAAAATTCGATGCAACGCGAAATATACGGTTTTCGACATATGCGGCTTGGTGGATAGTACAATCCATCATGCGTGAGATAGAGAAGCAAGGCGTTGTACGGTTTCCGAACAATGTCATACGCGATGCCCGACGGTTGGCAAAAAATGATTACAACCGCGATGGATTAACGTTCACAAATAATGCATACAAATATGCCCAACGCGTTTTTCTGCCCAATGAATCATTGTCAGAGCCAATCAAAGTGGGCAATTATGAAGCGCCACGGGTCAATATGATTATTGACGACCAATCGCCCAGCCCATCGGATAATTTCGAGGAAATGCGCCGAAATGAGTTTGTGGCCTATTGTCTCGAAAAATTGCCCGAGCGTGAGGCCGATGTGTTGCGCCGATATTTTGGGCTCGATGGGCATGAGGTACAAACTATGGATCAGATCGGGGCCGTCTGGGGCATAACGAGAGAGCGCACACGACAGTTGTTGACGTTGGCCAAACGCAAACTGGCCCATCTGAAACGGGAGGGGCGCGAGTGGCTTACAGTATAGCAATAGACTTGGCATATGTACCCGAGATTGAGAAATTGATCACCCGCCAATTGGGATCGGCCAACACGATCAAACAACGTGCAAAGCGTTCGGCGGCTGAGGTCAACCGCGATGGTCTTATTGGTGAGTTTGCGGTATGCCAGTATTTCGCATTGGATCCATTGAAGCATGTCACCCGCAATGGGTCAGATGGCGGCGTTGATCTGGTGTTGCCGGGATCGAGCAAAACAATTCAAATCAAATATCGGCCAAAGCCTGGGCGGGACATGCTTGTGCCGAGTAGCCAACCACTAAAATGCGATGTGGCAATATTGGCCGAAAATGACGGCGACCCGTTGCGGGTGCGGTTGGTTGGGTGGATTACAAAAGAAGAATTTAAACGGCATGCACAACGGCGACAATTCAGGCCAGATCTACCAGAGGACTATATGTTGCCTCGGGCAATGCTAAAACCGATGCGTGATATTTGGGGGGTGTTGTGACACCAAACAAACCCAAATGCTCTCAATGTGGGAGCGTGTTAAAATCTGATGGGGCAGACGGCAAGCCGTATTGCCTGAATGGGTGCGTGGTAACAGGGCGCACAGCACATAACGAGAGGTGAGCGTGTAGGCCACTCAGCTTACAGGCGCACACTATGAGAGGGGCAACGATGAGCAAGGATAAAACGAGAGGCAACGATGAGCAAGATATGGTTGAAGTGTGTGAGCGCATTGAGAGACTGGAAAGCGAGCGTGATGAATACAGAAGATCGTCCAATGATTGGGCGCGACATTTTAAAATGGAGCGCACAGCAAGAATGAGTGTAGAGGCAGAGGTGGCACGGTTGCGTGGGGCATTGGAGAAAGTGCATAGAAAAACGTATGATGTTGATGATGACCTAGCTGAAGAACTGTGGAATATCGCAGGTAATGCACTCGCGGAGGGCAATGGCAATGGCTAATCCCAGGCCCCAATACACTGAGCGCAAGATAAAGGGTGACATTGCGCGGATATTGACAGGGCGTAATAGTTATGTGGTGAAGAAATTGGAGGGTAAGCAATGATGACACCAGAGCAACGATCAACGGTTAAGGCATTTGAGGCATTGGGCCAAGCAATAGATTGATGGTGGCAATTCAGCCCCCAGCACGATCCAAGACCCCATCGGTTGTTATTTTTGCCCAATGTGTGGATAATATATACCACACATTGGGCTTTTTTATTGCGGGGCAATAGGCTATGGCGAATAGAACAAAACGGACACCAACAAAAAAAGAAAAATTCCTTAAATCGTTATCAACGGGTGTGCCAAATGTAAGTAAAGCATGCAAGGCCGCGGCAATTGGCAGAACATTGGCATACGAATGGAAGAAAGAGGATGCCGAATTTTCCGAAGAATGGGACAACGCATACCAAAACGCCGTTGATAATTTGGAAGAAACCGCATGGCGTCGGGCAATGCGACAAAAAGACCCGAGCGACACATTGTTAATATTTTTGCTAAAAGGCTACAGAAAAGAACGATTTGCGGAAAAAACCCAAGTAGAACACATGGGGAAAATAGAAATTGACGACGCAAAAGTTATGCTTGGCGAATTACTCGGCGGCGCAGAAGTTTAAAGCCCTCGATGCCAAAAAAAGAAAAGCGTTCATTGACAACCTAACAGATGCACAAGCGTTGGCGTTCCTGTATGATTGGGATTTTTGGCGCAGACCCAACCAGGCAACACCCCAAGGTGATTGGGCCGTGTGGATGATATTGGCGGGCCGTGGGTTTGGGAAAACACGTACAGGCGCCCAATGGGCGATTGAAACGGCAGAAAAACGCGGGAGTAATGGCCGTATTGCATTGGTGGGCCGAACGCCTGGTGATGTGCGGGATGTGATGATTGAAGGCGAATCTGGAATATTGAAGAAATCGCCCCCATGGTTCCGGCCATTGTATGAACCATCGAAAAGACGCTTGACATGGCCCAACGGGTGCATTGCAACCACATATTCGAGTTATAAGCCCGATGAGTTACGCGGGCCACAACACACAGATGCATGGTGTGACGAAAAAGCCGCGTGGATGTACCTCCAAGAAACATGGGACATGCTGCAATTTGGTGTGCGCCTCGGGCAAGATCCCCGCATCTGCATAACGACCACACCAAAACCCCTAAAACTGATACGTGAAATATTGGGCCGTGAGAACACTGTCACAACAACGGGCTCCACATACGACAATTTGCACAATCTGGCCCCAACGTTTCGGGATGCGATATTGTCGCGTTATGAAGGTACAACCCTTGGCCGCCAAGAGATTCATGCCGAATTGCTCGACGAGATCGAGGGCGCGTTATGGTTAAGGGCATGGATTCGCAAGCAACAGCCGCCAAAGACAGACACGGGCAACCTCGATTTAAGGCGCATTGTTGTGGGGGTAGATCCCGCAACAACATCAAATCCAGACTCAGACGAAACGGGCATAATTGCGTCGGGCGTCGATTTTAAGGAGCATGGCCATGTTTTAGCAGATTCAAGCGGAAGATACACACCGGATGGATGGGCAAGGGCTGCATTGGGTTTGTATCACGATCTGAAATCCGATTGCATTGTTGCAGAATCTAATCAGGGTGGTGAAATGGTGGCGCACACGATACGAACCATTGACCGAAACGCCCCGGTAAAGTTGGTACACGCCAAGCGGTCAAAACAGGCCAGAGCCGAACCCGTGGCGGCCCTTTATGAGCAGAACCGCATAACGCATGCCAATGACTTGCCACAATTAGAGGGTGAATTGATAAGTTGGATCCCAAACACGGGCGAGGAATCGCCAAACCGTTTGGACGCAATGGTTTATACAATGCATGAGCTCATTTTGAGCAGTAGGAATGTATCAGAAAGAAAATTGGTGGGCGTATAATGAACGTGCCTGTTTTGATCGTTGAGGATGATAACGTCACAGCCCGAATAATAGAAATCTCACTTTGTAAATCATCCAACACTTTTAAATTTTCACCGACTCGGGTTAGTAGTTTGCCCGAAGCACAGGCCGAATTGTCCACAAACAAATATGATTGCATCTTGTTGGATTTGATATTGCCCCCGCATGGGATAGACGAAACGTTTGAGTGGGTGTCATCGAATAATTGGAATGATTTGGCCGTTGTTATAGTCATGACGGGTTGTGAGCAAGACGAAGTAAACAAACGCATGGATAAGTATGACATGCAATTTTTGTTATTAAAAGACGACATAATGCAAGATGTACAATCATTATCTCTTGTTTTATTACAATCTATAAACCAATCCATAATAAAAGATGTAAAAAGAAAAACAGAAAAATTAAAAAGGTTTTTTGAATGACATCCACCGAAATTTTGCCCGCAATATTACAGGCGGGTGCTATTGGTTTGTTGGCGATGATATTTGGGATTGCATACAAATTGATTAGTCAATATTTAGATTTAAAATCCAAACACAAACCCGATCCACCCCCAAGGCCACATGGGGGATATGATTACAACGAGCAAAACGCCAGAATAATATATGATGTATCAAAAACCCTATCCGAAACCGTGGTGATATTGGGAAATGTTGCCGCCATGAATGCGGAAATATTGAAGGAACAAAAACGTTCTTTTGAAATGCTCAAAGATCACACAAAAGCGTTCGAGGATTTTATGCGGAGATATGAAACCCGCATATTAAACAAAGAGAAAAACGATGCCAATTGATTCCAAGCACGATCAATATACCGCCCGAAAAAAACAATGGACAATGTGCCGTGACGTAGCATCGGGGACGGATCAGGTAAAAGAAAAGGGCATTGAGTATTTGCCCAAATTGTCAGGGCAAGACGCCACCGAATATGAAGCATATAAACGGCGGGCAGACTTTTACGGGGCATTTGCGCGTACCGTCCAGGGCATTGCGGGTGCGGTGTTTCGGCGCCACCCAACCGTTGAATTGCCCGAACAATATGCCGACTATGTCGATGATATAACCCTTGAGGGTTTGCCATTTAATGTGTTTGCCCGCAATGTGTTTGATGAGGTGTTGACAGTTGGGCGCGTGGGTGTTTATGCCGATATGCCCACGGAGGGTGCGGCAGATTTACCATTGAGGCCATACGCCGTGATGGTTACCGCCGAAAACATTATAAATTGGCGCTCTCGGTGGTCGTTTAAGCATGGCAGATATATTATGGACATGGTGGTTATTGCTGAAACCGTCGATGTGGCGGGCGATGACCAATACCAGGCAGACCAGACCGACCAGTTTAGAGTAATGGAATTGGAAAACGATATTTTGATTGTGCGTGTATGGCAAAAAAACAAAGATGAAGTGGGCAAAGATAAATGGGTGATGGTTTCCGAAACGATCCCGCGTCGGCTGGGTGTTGCTTTAGAGCGCATACCTTTCCGGTTTATTAATGTGACCACATTGACGCCCGATGTGCAGAAACCGCCCCTTTTGGATCTGGCCCATGCCAATTTGAGCCATTACCGCACAAGTGCAGACCTTGAGCATGGCCGCCATTATACAGCATTGCCAACCCCATGGGTGGCAGGATTCCCCGCTTCCACAACTTTGCGTATTGGTGCAAACGTCGCGTGGGTTAGCGATGACCCGAACGCCAAAGCGGGCATGCTCGAGTTTACCGGGCAAGGCTTGCGGGCATTAGAAACGGCAGTTGAGCAAAAAGAAAAGCGCATGGCCACATTGGGTGCGCGAGTATTAGAAAGTCAACCGCGAGGTGTTGAAGCAGCCGACACGGTGCGCTTGCGCCAAGCGGGTGAGGCCGCCACAGTACAAGGCATGATCAATGCGATTGAGGCGGGCTTGCAAGATTTGTTGGGGTGGATGGTTTGGTGGGGTGGTGGCAATCAAGACGATGTTATTTTGGAAATCAACCGCGATGTGATAGAAACAACATTGCCGCCACAAGAGTTGACGGCATTGACCCAGGCATTGCAAGCGGGCGGGATCTCATACGAAACGTATTATTACAATTTGCAACGTGGCGATCTCACGCGCCCAGATATTGATGTGAAGGAAGAAAAAGAGGGCATTGACAACGAGGGTGGGGCATTGGACACCAACCGAGGCAACACCACGCCCGAGGATAACGCCGAGATTGCCGCAGCAGTCAACAACATAGGTGGATAATGCCCTCAGTACAAACCATGATAAAGCGCATGCATGATATGCGTGACGAGATCGAGGATGGCGTTATTGATGATGCCGCCAAGCGGTTGGAGCGCATATTTGCAAGGGCAGAAAAGCGCCTTGCCAGTATTGAGGCACAGTTTGAACGGTTTGCGCTCTCAGGCAATGGTACAATTGCACAGATCCCCGAGAATGTTGCAACAGCACAATCGATTGTTGATGATTTGAAAATCGAAATAAAGGCTGCCA